TAGGCAAAGGTGCTCCATGATGCATCTGATAAATCTGTAGCAATAGTGCTACGCAAAGTTGTTATTGCTTTAGTTGTCATGATTAACCAACCAACGCATTTGGATTGGCGTAAGGCTGAATTAAGCCACGAACTCTGTTCATTAGCTGATAGCCCATTCGGTAAGGTGATGGTGAAAATCCATCCATGCCATTACCGCCTGTTTGTGAAACCTGCCGGGCCTGCCATATATCTACGGCCAAGATCATCGCTGCTTGACGGATAGCAGGGGTGGCTGCGTAGCTTGTCGTTTTGGTTTCAGGCCCGGTCGCCGCACCATAAGGCAACACACGATGGAAAGGATCATCGCTGGCTGTCTTAGAAAATTGCACATATGAATAACCTTGTGGCCAAGTTGCCCAATTAAAACTCCAAAAATATGCAGGTAATGTTTGAGTAACACTGCCGGTTGAAAATGGGATTGTGCCGGTAATTGTAAAGGTTCCGTTATATGAACCTGAGTTAGTAATAGTAATTGACTGACCAGCTGCAAAAATTGCAGGATTAGCCAGCATTACTGTTGCAACGTTATTTGTAAGCATTGCACCAACCACAGGAGCTGTGTTAAACCATAGATATTGATTTAGTAGATCCTCAGCTGTTTGACACACTGACTCTAAATCGGAGTTGGAGTACAAATTGCCAATACCAAGATTGGATCGTAATTCTGCAACAGTTACATAACTAGCAGCCATCTTTGTACTCCTATCCGTTTTGCATCTAAAGGCTCTCCAGGACTAAGGGCTACTAAGCCCTGGAGATTTCTAAGTTAATTACGCAGTCTTGTACTTACGTACACCCTTTGGTTGTAGAACTGCGATTGCCATGTATCCGTAGATAGCAAGGTTTACTGACATTGAGCCAACTACGTTTACTGAGAATGTTGCAGTTGGTGATTCAAAGATTGTTACGCACTCAGGAGCAATAACAAATGCTGAGTTATCAGCACCTGCATTTGCTACTGCGTTTACATCTACGTATGCATCTAGTCCTAGTAGGTTTCCACGAATTGAGGAAGCGCCGATTTGTCCAGCTGCATTCTGTGCGTTGTTGTTAGGGATTGTGGTGTTGAACAATGGACGACCTGTTGAGTCTGTGTAACCCATTGCTGCAGACCATGTACCTGAACCAATAACAACATTCTTAGCAAAATATGAAGTGCCAGCGTAAGTAGCAGCTGATTCTTTTGATAAGTATGAGATAAGTCCTGCAGCTGTGTTAGCAGTTGCTGTTGCAGCTGTACCTGATGAAACTAATTGGGCTATAACGGCCGCATCGGTAGCAAGCAGATACGCTCTTTCTAATTGAATCATTAATTGATCCATGAAAACAGGATCTGAACGCTCAATAAGCTCTAGGCTGATTGTTTGTTGTCCTGCGTACTTGTTTACTGTGTATGTTTGGTATGCAGATGTCATGCCTGTATCTGATGGTGATGCTGATTCAGCTGTTAATGCAACTGTAGGAGCAGTTTGTCCTGGTGTTACCAAAGATGGCACATTGATTGAAAAGCCAGCTGACGGCAATACAGATTTACTGCAGGCATCCACTGCCGCTCTGCCAAAGTTTGTGTTTGACACAAACATATTGGTTAGGTACTGGTTGGGGCTGAATGCTGGATTTGTTGATGTTGAGTCTGCAGCTGCACGTACGTATAGTGCTGATTCTTCATCGCCTAACTTTGCTTTAATTGAATGTAATGCGTATGAACCCTTTGAATTGATAGGGGAGCGAACGCTTGTTGAAATAAATGGTGCTGAGATTGTTGGGCGTGCGGCTTCTACTGTTGGAGTAGCTTCCTCTGCCTTTGTTTCGGTTGGCTCTGGAGCTGTGTCCACAGTAGCCTCGCTTTCTGTTTCGGTTGGTGTTACTTCTTCTGCTTCGCCTTCGCTCGCAGCTACCTTAGTAACGACTGCATCTGCGTAAGCAGGTGATTCGACTAAGGAAACTTCTTTCATGACTGCGCTGGATACGACCATTACGCCGTCTGCATTTTCTTGCGCCTTTAATACCTCAACGCCGATAGATAGCGATGAGATAAGTTCCTCGGCTGCAAGTGTTAAATAATCTGTGCCTTTTGTTGATGCACTAATTTTGAATGTGCCGTAAATGGCATCCTGGGTTACTTGGAAATTTTGTGCACGTCCGATTGGATCTGTTTGATTGTGTTGTGCTAATAACTTGATGCGCTTAGCCTCAGGGATTTGTACTGATCCGCTTTCAAATATAACTGGGCCAGCAGATGTGTTACCAATCTTGTTAAATGGCAATACGACACCAGCAATAATGCGGCGTGCTGTATCAGATGACTCAATGTTGCTGGCAAATGTTAAATACTGTGTTTTTTCCATTAGATTCCATCCTGTTCATTGATTGTTGCGCCGGTGTTGCCATCCGGAGTTAGGTCTTCCATTTCTTTAGCCTGGTTAATGTCAATTAAACCAAGTGTTAATAACTTTTCTGTTACCGCTAGACGTTGCATTGGATCAGCACGTAAGAATGTGTCATCAACAGCCATTTTTACTATGTTGCCATTTGCAGTCATGTCATTCATGGATAGACGATTTTCTATAGCTGTTACATATGGTTGTAATGTGTAAACAAAAAATTCTTTGCGTGAGTCCAATACGTTTTGATAAGTCATTGAGCGATTTTGATCTGCGCTTAACATGTATGCAGGCACACCAAAAATGCGGCAAACTTGTGTTGCGCTATTTGTTATGCCTTCGTTATACATCATTTCGGCTGGTGAAAAACCAATGTTTTCAACAGATAAGGTGCTAGTTAAATAACTTGTTGATCGTGATTGACGTGCCGCTTTCCAAGCAGCTAGTAATCCCTGAATTTGTGCTTCAGGTAAATCTGCTCCCGAATTTTTCAACACAGTGGTCGCTAATGGAGTTGCAGCACTTACAGCTGCGGCTTTTTCCAAATCTAAAGCAGCTTGGATTGTACGTGCACCTGATTGCAAAATGCCCATGCCTTGCAAACCTTGAAATGTAATTAAACTTCCGATACCTGACATTGGTACTTCTTTACCATCAAGAAAATACTGTTCAATTTCTGTACCAAATTTATTTGTTGTAAATGTAACGCGAGAATTAGATACCCATTCGTATCCTGATCCACGTCCATCATCTGCATATGTTGAAATTATGCGCCAATAAGCAACATTGTAAAACATTAATGAATCTACTGTGTATGCAATAGTTACTGATCGTGGCTGACGATAATCAGGTTGATCAAGCCATACAGGACGTGCTAATTCTTTACCAGTTGATTTGTTGTATAACTCTAAATCTAATTCTGCAATAATTCCGCAAATTAAATTGCGACATCTTGAAACTGCGGGTACTTGCATCGCATTTTCACGCAGTATTGCGCCAAGACCAAGAATGTTAGATCCGGAGCTATAACTTCCATAGCCATATCCGTAAGTTGACATGATGGCAGGATTGGCTTGCGCCTCAATTTTGTTATCAGGCCGTAGCCCCAAAGTTTGCAATAGTCCCATGAGTAGAGTTTTGCAATTTTGTCAAGCATATTTCCCGTTATCTGCTCACGTGTCGCTGTATATTTTTGCTTCCTCTTGTGGCTCAACTAAGACGTGGACAACCATGGCAAGACCAATCGCTATGTCTACTGGCCCAGCAGATTTACGGCGAATGATCCGCCATGAGCTGTCATTTGTTTTCGCAGCACAATTTTGCATATGTTCAATTAAAACTGTCTGACCTGAGTGCACTAATCGGCCATTAGTTAGTTGGTCATGTAGATCCGAACATGCCTGGTAAAAGGCTTGGCCGCTAATATCTTTGACAGCTACGCCGGATCGCTCTAAGCGAGTGGCCACAGATTGGGTCGTGTACTTGTCATAGCAGACAACTCTTGGAAAGTAGAGATCGCACCATTTTTTAATAGCAGCTGCCACTGTCAATTCATCTACAGCTACCTGGCTATGGAATGTTTCCAATACTGCAACGCCGAATTTACCTTCCGGAGTTATCTGACCCATTACCAGGCTGGCATCCCTGCGACTTGGACTAATATCAAATCCAAATACAGTTAATGGGCCAGGGGATAGTTTTAGATCCTTATTGCTGGCATCTTCTACTGCCATATGTGGCCAGGGCGATGCAAGGCTTGAAATCCATTGGCAAAGTGTTTCGGTTCTAAAGTTTTCTACTGTGTTTACAGACAAAGCTTCTTCAATAGCGGCTTCACTGACCAAATATCCCAACGATGGATTGGCTGCTTGCCAGGCTTTGCGATCATCTAACTTTGCCCATTGAGGTGCTGAGTATTCATAAAACCCAAAACTCTCAGGTGGATTGCTTAATGCTTTTTCCCGTAGATCATTTAAGGTAACGCTAAATGCATCACCAGCATTAGATGATAAATATGTTTGTGAGTTCATCCTGGCACGCGTTACCGGTAAAGCAGCTGCAAATGCTTCCGGGTTAATTTCACGTACTTCATCAATCCATAAGAAATCAGCTGTGCGACCACGTGATCCATCGCGAGTAGCAGCTACTACATCCAGGCGATTGCCGTTGCGCATCTCGATGCACTCAGTTCCATTTGCGTAGCGGATTTGTCTTACCAGTTTGCCTAACTCATCTGAGTTTTCAAATATGTTGCAGATGTCGCGAAAATTAGACAAAGCCATGCCTCGATTAGAAGACATGATTAGCTGATTCTTTTCGCCAAAGAGCATTAAGCCAGCGATAGCACGCATTCTGCCAACATGGGACTTTCCTTGCTGTCTTGCACATATAAGCAAATTGGACTTGCGGATGAATTGATTATTATCGTCAATAGATAACATATCTTTAAGAATGTGCTTCTGCCAATCAAGTAATGGCACTCCTATTTGTTCAGCAAGCTGTGCAACCTCATCTATTCGAGATTTTGCTTTTAATGGGCGACTGGATAGGCGTGGTTCAACATTCCCAAGTAGCGGCCGTTTAGCTTTGGTAGGCATCCGTTCCTAATCTTGATTGGGCTGGCCGAAAGCGGGGCCGGCTTGGACTGTGCTGGTCGTTTTTGGAGAGGTATTGCCTCG